ACAGGTTGAGGTCTGAGCCTGCACCTAAATTAATCTTGATGTTATCACCAAACGACAAGTCTCCAGTCATTGTGTCACCAGACTTAGATACTTTATTACCAATGCTTGTTGCCATCGTAGCTGATAGTGTAGCAATTGCAGTATTGCTGTTACCAATACTTGTCTGTAGTGCAACATTAGTACTTGACAAGGTAGCCGAAACCGTGTTAATATGACTTTCCAAAGTCGCAGAGGTAGAGGCAAGAGTAGCTGATAGATTAGTAATGGCTGTGTTACTATTATTAATACTGGTAGCCATAGTACTGCTTACACCTGCAATCCTAGTCTCTAGTGTAGCAGATGTACCTACACTTGCAAAAGCACCGCCTGCAATCACAGAGTTAATAGAAGTAATGGCGTCACTATTAACAACAATAGCTGAAGCATTAGCAGTAATAGAAGTAGATAATGTATTAATCTGTGTAGCATTAATACCTACCTGAACATTGACCGCAGATACTGTTGTTGATACACTATTAATATTATTCTGTAGGTTTACATCTGTTGCTGATAAGCCTGCCAGTATAGTAAGAACAGAAGCTTGTGCGTTAAGAACAAATACAATGTTACTTGAAATAACTGCCTCAACAGAAACCAATGCATCATTAACAGAAGCCAAGGCACTGCTGGTAGCTACGTTATCCCCAGCTACTGTAATGTTTGTTGCGTTGATGTTGGTGGCACTAACTGTACCTGCACTAATATTAGCAGCATATAAGTTACCTGTACGTAAGCTGCTTACACTTACGTCTTGAAAGATAAGTGTTCCAGCAGTAAGAAAGTTTGTTGTAATGCTAGTAGCTGAGATTCTAGTGGCTTGTAACTCATTAGTGTTAACTGTGTCTGGTTGAAATGTACCTTCAACTGTCAGGTTGCCGTTGACACTTACGTTGCCAGTAAAGGCAGCATCAGTCTGTGATAGTTTTAAAGACGAGCTATTACCAGCACCATCTTGTACTTTACGTAAGTTATTGTCCAACCCAGTATTAGTGGTACTAGTGTTTACCGTGAGAAGGTCTTTATATGTGTTAGCAATTAGCTTGCCAGTTAAATCAGTCATTATACATTATTCCAACTTATGTCTACCAACTCCCACTGGTATATTGTGGTATATCTTTGTGTAGCCTTGTCCCAAGTAATACCTCTGTCGATATTAGGGTCAGGTCTTGCATTCATTACATACTGGCTTCTGTCTCGCATGTCAGGGACTTTGTTCTGTGCGTGGTTAACCCTGTCATAGCTTCCATCCCAGTCAGAGGGACACACCCAGAGGTTAAAGCTATTCTTGCGTAATCTACTACGTGGATAAGCAAACCCACAAATATCACATTCAGCCTGTACATTTTTTCCTTTAGCCATCTATTACGGTCCTGGATATGGCGGAAGCCAAGAGGACACAGGTACTGCTGATACTAACGAGGGTACTTGTGGTCTAGGGTCTTTAACAAACCAGTCTTCTGTTACTCTTGCAATTCTATTTTGTGGGTGATTCTTTTGGTCAAACTTACCTTCGTAATCAGCTGTACACACCATCATGCCGTAGCTGTTTTTCTTAAGTGATTTTAGTTCATATCTAAAACCGCAGATGTCGCACAGACCTAATGCTTTAGTTGCTCCCATGTCACTACCTCAGACGAGGCAAGATATACATGCTGGCACGTTCCTTATCCTCTTCCTGCGCTCTTAACAATCTTTCTTCATACTCACCCTTAATCATCTGGATACGACCAGCGTCTACACCAGGACGTTTCATAGACATAAAGTAAGCTGTGCCTGCAGTAAGGCATGGATAAAATCTGCGTGAGATGTCAGCAGTCTGTGAAGACTTAGACACATCTTGGAAATACTTTACAGTCTCAAACTTAATTGCATCTGTGCTATTTTCTGGGATAGGCCACAGATACACTCTTGATTGGTCACGCTCCCTACGTACAGCAAACTGTGTTGGGCGACCTGTCTGTCCTTTACGAGGAACTTTCAGATACTCTTCCATGCTGATGCGTTCTAACTGAAGGTCGATGTCATCTCGATTTACTACAGCTTCCAGAACGTCAATGTTCTCATCGCCTAGTGTGTAAGACGTAACGCTGGTTGTTACTGTTACAGTTGTAGTTCCAACAGTCCACAGCTGGATGCCACGGTTCTGCCAGTCTTGGAGAAGTAGGTTAATTGAACGGCGAGCAGACTTAGGCTCGTTACCAAGCGTAGCTTCCCCGCCAATCATTTCCATGGCTTCTTCAATTACTTCGTCAATATCCATTGAGAAGCTGTATGTACCTGACGTTGCCATCTATGTTCTCCTTAATATAATCTGTTATGTCCCGATTGTTTGCGGTCAGTCTTTAGGTTAGCTGTCTGGCCTGCGCCTCTTGGACTAACAGCACCAGTAGAGTTTCTTTTACGACCACCTACCTTTCTTCCAGGTTTGCTAATCTGTTGACTGACCGCTGACCTACCAATAGCCATTACCACTTAACCTTATCTGCCCAGTATGCTGCAGACATTTTGCCTCTAGCAATATTCTTCCTATGGCGAGCTTTAAATGATTTACGCTTTGCTTTCATACGTGCTGATTCACCTGCTTTTGGTTTGCCTGCGGTGCTTGCACCCTTCTCGCCAAAGCGAATAGTTTTAATCTTGTCACCTTCTTTAGCTACAACAATGTGTGACTTCTTTGGATGGTTGGGTGTACGTTTTGGTTTATTGAAACCACTTACGCCTGCTCTTGCTAATCTTGAATCTTTTTTCTTTACTGCCATTAGTATATCCTATTATGTGGTGCTTTACCAATCTTGCCGCCTGATTTGCGATACCTAGCTGTTTTCTTTGCTATAGCTTTAGGCTGCTTAACAAACTGTTTTCCTTGTTTAGTTCCTTTTCTTTTTGCTCTCGAAGTTGCCGCATACTCTGACGGTGTGAGTGCAGCCCTCGCCGCTTTTGGTAAGTACCTTTCGCCCGTGGCCTTTTTGCCCTGTGTACTTGGCTTACCACTCTTAGTACCCCAGTCTTCTTTCGTCCACTTGTCTAAAGATTTCTGTGATTTTGTTTTTGCCATATATCATACTACGATGTGTAGCCCCCGCCTTTTGCTTTGTATTCTTTAGCAACCATTTGAGCTTTACGTGCAGACCATTGCCCTGCCTTGCCACCTTTAGTTCCTGCTTTATATTTAGCAACAAGCCTTTTTCTCATCTCAGGCTTAGTATAGTTTCCTGCTTTGTTAACAGAACTGCCTTTCTTTTTATAAACAATCTTACCGCCCTTTGCAAGAGAAACCCCATTACCAAGCTCATCAAAATCTGCTTTGGTAATTTTATTACGAGGTTTTGCAACCCTTGCAAGCTTCTTTTGTTTTGGAGAATACTTTTCAAACGGCATTATTTTCTGTTTCCTTTAAAAGTTTGGTCAAACAACAAGGCTAAAAGCATAGCACCAAACCCCGTTACTAAATGTTCTGTTGGAAAATGATTTGCATGTATAAGTGCATCTGCAAGCATTGTAAATACACCTGTTAAAAATATACCTAACCATTTGTTATTCCATGAAAGAAAACTTGCAACAAGCATTGCAAGACCTGTTAGGATTCCTACCTTGCTTGCGGTAATTGCATGTCCTATAGTAAGCACTGATAAGTCTGCTTGAACCATACAAATTATACATGCTGTCCACGCTTCACTAAATTTTTCACCTACTATTTTAAATTTTTTAATCATATTATTTTTTATTCATACGACCACGGTTATCGTTAAGCTGTTCTTCAATAAACTTTTCTTGTTCTTTGCGAGCCTTTTCATTTGCTTCTTGAACACGCATAGAAAAATCTACATCTGCTACAGCACCACTGCTAGTCTTTTTATAATTAGGTTCTTTTTTTCCTGGCATTTGTCTTAGCCCTTCCTTGTTCTTTATACATTTTCTTCAGGTCTTCTTTAAAAGACTTGCCTTTTAACTTTGCAAGACCTTCATAAAAAGAATATGTTTCTTTACCGTTAGACATTAGTACAAGCGGTTATGCGGAGCGCCACCCTTATTAGCCTTTTTCTTTGAACCTACTTTGCCGCCAGCTTTACGAGCGGCTGACATACCTGCGCCACCACCTATGTTTGCTTGTGCTTTACCAGCAGCCATTCCTGCTTCGTAAGCTTTCTTTTTCTTTTTCTTTCTTGACTTTTCATAGTTATCTGCTGCTTTTTTAACCAATCCTAATGCTAATACCATTTTAATTCTCCTTAATTATTTCATTACTGCGCCACCGCCACGTTGAGCAGCACCACATCCACGGCCAATTTTACCGCCTTTGTTTTTCATAGTTGTTTTCTTTTTCATAGAACCACCATAAGACTTCTTTTGGGTTCCTCCTACTCTAGGAGAGCCTGCTAGTGATACAGGTTTATTTCTACCTCGTGTATTAGCAGAAGCAGCTTTTTGTGTCATTGTAGCTGCAACGTCCTTGTCTCTAAGTTGTTTAAGGGCTTCGACTTCTACTTTAGTTGCTGTCCCTTCTCTAACCTTTCCAGATAATTCTGCTTTAAGTTTTCCTAAATTTTTACCTCCCCTTCTGGAGCCTTTAAGAAAGTTTGCAATTAGTTTAGCTGCTGTTGGTGCGGCCATTTTAGTTTCCTCCTGAAATTGTATTGTCACCGCCAGCAGGAGAAGCATTCATCTCCATGTCGTCACGGCGTGTTCTGCGTGATTGGTTGCGCAGTCCTTCAACTGCATTTTGATATTGTTGTTCGTAAACTGGTGTTACGCTAAAGTTCTTCATAAAGTT